ATATACAAACTGTTCGCCAAACAGTTTATAATGACGGTCAAAGGATGACCCGAGGGATTGGACCCACAGAACTCCATCAAATCGCCATTGTAATCCACAAGTGGAAATGCAGTGTCATATGCAATGCACTCAATCACTCGTAGATCTTCTTCGTCAAAATTACCTGATGCTCGAGCACATTCTGAAATTATCCAAAATGCAGCTCTGATCATCTCAGGTGGCATAGTTTTGTCGAAGGCTCGGTAGTCACCAGCAACCATCCTATCTCGACCATGAAATGTGAGGTAGTCAAAAAGACCACCCCATTCACGAGATTGTGCAACAGTCCCAGGAGCAGCTTCAAAAGCAAACCTGTTATTTTGCATCAGTCGAATAAAGGAAAGGGTATATTTGCGAACAACAATGCTCCAATCGAATGGAGCACCAGTGAACACACGGGTTTTCCCGGTAATCGCTTTCTTCTTGGAGACGGCTTCATCCTTCAAATGGGCACAAAACACCGGATGGTATCTCTCCCCATTCTGATAGGACTGCTCAATGTGAGCAACCCGCTCCATGATTTCTTCGTCAGGCATGACTGGATCTAATAGATCACCTCGTGCTGGCACAGCGTGAATGAAGAATTTCTTCTTCTTCTTCCACGGGTTACCAGCACTCGTATCACGACGCATGGAATCAACATAAGCAACACCTGCAGCACCATTAACGGCAGTAAAATCATCATAAACTCCCATAGTCTGCAATTGTTCCTCCGGGAGTCGCGACAGAATATCTTTAAGGAAAGATTCCTTGCAGATATCTAAGACTCCAATATTGATGGAACGCACTGGTTGAACCATATCAACAAGTGCAATGCGCCAAGGTCTCCACCCCGTCATCTGCGGGGCGTAGAACTTAGTTTCATAGCCCCACTTCTCAAGGAGTGGAGCCATTGGTGTGCCATGAACTTTGGTTCGTGGAGCACAACGGTAATCGAGAAACGATCCCATCACGCTCGCGCAACCATCGTCTATAAAACGCACTGTGGCTTTGGAATGCAACTCTCCTAATCGTCTCACCTTTGAGGGTGCGGACAAGAGAGGAGCAGCACTCTGGACCTCAACCACAGCTACACGCGCAATGGCATCTTCGAGCCAACTGGACATGACGCACGTGGCACCTGTGCACCCATTATACATAACTGAGTGGAGCCCACCAATAACGGGCCCCATCTTAGTATGAATGATAAGAGCACTGCCACAATCGCCCACAACTGTAGGATCTTGTGCGACACCTTCCCACAGGGGGAGGTCCCTCACTCCAGGTAAAAGGGCTTCAACAGATGCCATAGGCATTGTAGTGCGCTGCACCATCCTCAGATTGTTCCGGTACTCACTGCCATCATCACACCTACCAAGGTATTGGGCAGTGGCACGAACATCCAAATCATCAGACATAAAGTACTGTCTAATGCTCTTCAAAGGAGGGAGCTGCACAAGGTTTACGAGAACCAAGTCTCGTTCTGGATCGCGATATAACTGTGATTCAGAAAGAGTAAATTCCCGATTTGAGGAAACACCCACTCCATTGCTCTGAACAACCACATAAACACGCTGACCATTAGGGGCCAGGGGAATACAGTGGTTATTGGCAATATACAGGGTACCTCCAACGCCCAGCAACCTCGCTGGACGAAAAGACATCTCCGATGTACGACAACGCATAAAAATACTGTTGCGAAGAACACGCTGCTCAAGAGCAACAGCATTCTGACCGCGCGAAGCGCGGACAGCATCAGAAACATCAAACTTCCGTATATCTTGTCCGGAATTGTACCAGACATTTTCACGCTCCTCCTTCATCGGGAGGGGGGCGTTCTGGGAATTACCTTGCAGTTCAACAACAGAACTCATAAATTTCACCATCCCTAGACCAGCCACAATAACTGCGGCCAGACCAATAAGGAAGGTGGAATTACCAAAGGATTGTTGAACACGCTTCCCCAGATCACGGAAGTACTCAACTACAGCTAAATGCTTAAGCTGAGCACATCGATCCTGAAGCTTGCGCCAACATGCAAACGGTGCATTGCAGTAACCTACAACACGTCGTGAGCAAGCAATAGCTCCACGGATAGTATGAACCACGCCAGATCCCATAAGGAAATGGTACAACCATGTGAGAAAAGCGATGAAACACATTGTGAAGACACCAGAATAAATCCAGGTGTCGGCACTCTGTACTTCAACAACTTCGTCACAACTGACGGGTGGACAACGACAAAGGTTCTTGGGAAGATGACACGCACACATTTCAATCTCTTTCAATCTGTTCAAAGACGTCATAATTTGAGTTTGAATTTTGTTGTGTTCGTCAAAAGCTGATTTGTACCACAGTAAAAAAGTGGCCATATCAACATTGATCATCGACTTTGTCGAGCCTGGAATCCTGACTGGAGTGTAATCCGCTAAATCCTTCAGATTCTTTGCGGGAGCAACTGTCTCAACAGTCCACGTCCAGAAATCAGGATACCCATCGGCAACCTCACCATTATAGCAAGGGGTTTTCGCAGTGTCAAGGGTTCCATTAATACCTCTATACTCCCTTTTAACTTTAGGAGTTACCACATATTTAAAGCGTCGTTGAACGGCACTGGGTGTGGCATAATACGAAAAAACGTTCATGTTCTTCGAATTAGTAGAGGCAAGCATGAGTTTACACCTATAGGGAACCTTGCCTTTGTCCGCTAAATCACCTTGATCGGTGCTAAAGGGGACATTATTCCCAACTTGCAAAATTTCGGAAACTGAGGGGTCTCCCCCAGGACCGGTGGCATCCGGTCTCATTGCTCCAATATCATCATGCTTAGAGCACCACATCCATGTTCGAAACGAGTTCCAGAACTTTTCAGACGCAGTGCGGGCATAACAAAATTTCGGGTCAGGATCTTCTCCATTATGAACAGCGTAATAGTGAAACGCTATGTCCATGATAGTAGATTTACCTATCCCCGATCCTCCAAAAAAGAGGAGGGCAAATGGTGCTTTCCTAGACTGTCGAGCAGCTTGGATTCCCACCATATCATCTTTCCAAATTTTCAAGCGCTGTATCATCGGTAACAGTCGCTTAGAGTCAAAGGTGCCCATCGCCTGAGCATGCTTCAACATGGACTCACCTTCAACCAAACACTGTTCAATAAGAACTAAGTGTGAGGATTCAGTAAATCCGTGACTCTCAGGATCTTGTAACAAAACAGACTGCCTTTCAACTGTCTGAAAGTTTTGATACCACAGGTCATACGTCGAAGACGAATGAAACAATGGTTGCATAGTGCCAGTGGACAAGATTTGGTATCCACGTTCACACAAGAACACAAGAGTGTCAGCGAAACAGTGAAACATGTCCACTGAAACGCCAAATTTACGTTTGAGGGCTTCTGCTTCAAAAACAGTGTAACCCACGTCAGTAAAACCCATTCCCATCTTCTGGAAAAGGGTCAATGACATAGCATACATCGCAAAGCGGTAAAGCTTCTTAAAGAGTGGAGACTCTCTAATTTCAGCATACTTGTCAAGAAAGGATCGTGCCGTGTTGATAAATGGCATAGATCCCGATTGGATCTCAATGCTTCCAATCTCCTCGATAAATTTGAGGAGCTTATCACGCATAGAGAGGACTAAAGAACCTCGAAAGCGCGACTTCACAAAATGCAAAATAGCAAGTGTGTAATCGACCTTACATTTGGCTCTGAAGCACTCGAAAAAACAGAGTGCAACGTCCTCCAAAAGACCAGCAGCCCACATCCTAGTGGACTCGCTGGAAGCAACAGAATTGAAGTAATCAGAAGCCCCTAAAAAGAGGTCCCCGAAAACTGTTTGAGACTGAAGATGAACTTCTGGTGAGGTAAACCTCAAAAGATTGTTCGTGCAATTCTTCACATGACAACAACAACAAAAGCCTGAGGCTTGGGGTTGATGCCGATTCGGCAATAAGACATATGAGTGAGTAAGTTTTGAATCATTACTCATGGATTGTGAAGGGGGGGGGGTAATCATTGGTGTTTGCTAACCGTTTGCCTTCTAGACCGCTTGGTACGATCAAATTATGAACCTCTCCTATTTGGACTTATTCGATGCCAGAGCGAGGGGGATTTCCACCAACTGGGTCACACTTACAAAGCAAATATAGGTACTACCTTCTTTTACTTCTGGTGTGGGACAGTCATCAAAACCGGAGGACTTAACGAAGTTCTTGCGAACTGGCTTGATAACCAGCACGACTTGCTTGTTAAAGTCTACGAGAATTGTACATTCAAGAGTGTTAAAAAACACTATTGTACGAGAGGGTTATCAATCCTCAAGGTAAGGTGGGAAAGAGTGTTGAAAAATCAGCACTCAATAGTGTTGAAAAACACTAGGGACCACATGTGTTGAAAAACACAATTGTGGGTGGGCACTAAAAGTACCCAAAAGATAGCAGGCTTTATAGAAAATCGGCATTACTCCTGTGAAAATTGCTAATAAAACACAGGAAAATGGCTGAATGAAAAAAGACTAGAGAATCTGGAACTGCAAATTGAACCAATACATCATGTTTACCACAACATAAATTGATTTAACGTAAGCCGACAAGCGGACAAATCGTTCAAGCATGGGGTGGGACAATTCTGCAATGTTTACCAGGACAACCTCCTTAACGCCTACACATAAAGTGCAGGTCATTGGCAATTGGACTGGGACAAAAATTGAATCAGAATGCTATAACAAATACTTTATGTAATTTTCCAAAACAGAACATGTGAAAGAGTAAAAACTCTTCCAC